CCTTTGATGGCCAGCGTTACCGCGCCCATCTGAAGAGCAAATTTCGCTAATCCGCCGATCAGCCCGCCGTTGTCGACCAAAAACTTGACGAAGCCTGCGAAGCCCTTCGCGAGCTCCACCAGCGCCGGTGTTGCATCTTTCAGTGCCCTGCCAAGCGAATCCTGGATCTGAGCGCCGAGAGGCAGAATCGCTTCGCCGATGGCTCGTTTGGTGTCGTTCCAGGTAGCCGTCAGCCGGGCTCCGGCGTCTGCGCTAGACGACGCGACCTGCTTTGCCCGCTGCTCGAATTGCCCGAGGCCCTGGTCGGAGACCACGAACTTCATCAGGTCGGCAAGACCGACGACGCCCTGTTCGAGATCCTTCTGGAGCTGGGGCAGGGTGCGGCCGGTGGCCTTGGCAAACATGGTGACCGCGCCGGGCAGCCGCTCACCGAGCTGGCCCTGCAGTTCTTCCGCCGAAACCTTTCCTTTTGAGAAGACCTGGCCCAGGGCGGTCAGGGCGCCCTGCACGTCTTCGGCCGTGCCGCCGCTCGCCTTAATGGCCGCGGTCACATTGCGGAACACCACCTCGGCATCCGCGACCTTGCCGCCGGCGCCGATCACGGCGGCCGACAGCTGCGTCATGCCCCTGGTGGCTTCGAGCTGGGGAACGTTGAAATCCCGAGTGACGGAGGCCGATGCGGCCAGGGCCCGCTGGTATTCCTCTTGGGTCTTGGTGACACCCTTGAGCGCGATCTCGAGCTTGCTGATGTCAGCGGCGTAGGTGGAGAAGCCGCCGATGGCCTGCCGCCCCATGCCGGCATAGGCGCCGACTGAGCCGCCCAGGAACGTGCCGGTGGCAAAGCCAGCAGGGCCGCCCACCAGGGCTCCAATACCGCCGCCGATTGCGCTACCCAGGAAACCTTCAGGGCCGCCGAAGATACCCGAAGCAGCGAGGGCTCCGGTGCCCTGGCCGATCTGGCCTGCACCGCCTCGACCGCCGATCTGACGCCTGCCGATCTGCTTATCGGCCGCTGCAATTGCCCTGCGAGCCTCGCGCTCGATCTGGGCGTACTCCTTGTCGAGCGGGCTAATCGTGGCGCGGAGTTGCTCCCAGGCCGCACGCTGGCGCTGCAGGCTGCCCAGGCTGCCGTCAGATGCGCCGGCGGTCTGCCGAATGCTGTCGGCCACCTCGCGGTAGCTGCGGCCCATGAGCTGCAGCTGATTGGAGGCGGTCTGGTTGCTGATGCCGGCGATGTTCTGGAACAGCTCGCTGGGCGCCGGCGGGCCCTGCATCGGGCCGCTGCGGGCCGCGGCCTCGGCCTCACGCTTGCGCTGGTTGCGGGCAATCGACTTGTCGATCGCGATGCGATCCTCAAGCCCGGTCGAGAACTGGAGGAACCCGCTGGTGACGTTGCGGCTTTGCTCCAGGCGGCGCTGAGCGGCCTCGACGGCAGGGTTGGCAAACTCTCTGTTCAGCTCGCGCTGAACGGCCGCCATCTCGCGGGAGACGCGAATCCAGGCTTCGCCGCCACGGGTGACGTTGGCCAGCTCGGCGCCGAGCTCGGTCATTCGCTGGTTTAGAGCGGCCGTCGTGTCCGGCAGTGCAGGCAGCGCCGATCCGCCCTTGCCGCCCTGGGAATAGGCTTCGGCTGCAGCAATTACGCCTTGGCGACCAAGCGCTGTATTGAATGGCAGCTGACGGCGCTGGATCTCAGTCAGCTTGTCGGTGTACTGCTGCGAATAAACGCTGAGATCCTGCAGATCGCGCTTGAGGGCAGCAACTTGCTTTCCAAAAGTGCTCGGCTTTGCGCCAACGATCTGGCTCTTCAGCTGAGCGTCAGTAAATTCTTTGACGCCAGTGGCTGCTTCCTTGTAGGCACCGCCGAGGGTCTTAACGTCCTTGCCCAGCTGCCGGTAGACATTGCTGCCGATCGTGGCCTGGCTCTGCAGCGCCTTCAGCGCCTCAACTTGACCCTTGATGACTTGCTCACTCTTGGCGCCTGCTTCGCCAAACGCCAGGATCTGCTTTCGTGCCTTGGCCAGATCGCTTTCGGCCGGTCCAATCGCCTGCTGCAGTCCCCGGAACGCACCCTTGAGCTTGTCAAAGCCCTCGAGCCCCTCAATCTGGGCGAGGATTTTTACTCTTGCGACTGATTCAGCCATCGTCGTTCAACACCTGAAGAGCAGCAGCTTCCATGACTTGGATGCCCTCCAGCATGGCCCTTGGATCCTCCACTGAGTATAGGTCGCAGAACCACCGCAGCACCTCGTACTTCAGCCCGGTGAACCCACCCTGGACGACGTTCCACTGCGTCTGCAGGCGGAGGAACATCATCACAGTCTCCCAGTTTTCGTCCCAGACCTCGCAGTCCTCGGACGGCTTGTCCTCTTCCGGTAGGACGATGCCCATCAGTGCAGCATCGTCCTCGGCTTTGGCCTTGTCTTTACTGCCCGAGGCAGCCCAGTGAAGAGCCGCCTCCTCTAGTTTTTTGCCGCGCCACCCTCAAGGCTCTTGAGGTAGGCCGCAATCACGCCACGGGTCCAGCAGGGATCCTCGAGCTGTTCTTTCAATGCTGAAAGAGAGAACGGAAGATCCTTGCCGGACTCGTCCTGCATGCCTTCCCAGCCAGCCACTACGGCTTCGATCAGATCCGTGTCGCCCTTATCGACCAGCTTCTGAAAATCAGAACGGCCGACGCGCTTGAACACGGCATCAAAAGTCTCCTTTTCAAACCGACCACCGTCGACGGGGAATTCGACGGTGACCGGCCACTTGAAGGTGGAAGACTTCTTGCGGACGAAAGCCATGCAGTGAGCTCCTAGGAATCAGGTGTAGACGAGAGAGACCTCGTCGTTGCCTGCGCTGGTGGGGATAGCCACGTAGGGCAGGTTCAGCATTTGGATGCCGTCGCTGTCACTATACGTGGGATTTCCAATGTCGACCTTCTGGGCGTTGAAGGTCACGATGTTGCCAGCGGTGGTGCCATGAGCGAACGTCAGGGCGCCGGTGGTGTTGTCGTTGGCGATCGTAAAGAAGTCCTTGGCCGCAATGGTCGGGGCTTCAATCACGGCCTCGCCGGCAGGAGCCCGGTTGGTGATCAGGACCTGCTTGGTGCAGCCGATCAGCTCGCGGTAGACCACTTCGTTGGCGATGTCGAAATTGACCGACATCAGGCAGCCGCTGTAGCTCAACAGGCTGAAGGAAGTGGTGTTGCCTTCCTTGAAGATGAGCGGAGTGGCCTGGGCGCTGTAGGTGACCGAGGGCGCAGCCGTATCGGTCGGAGCGTTGTAGATGCCGGTCATCGTGAAATCGATGGTCGGGATCTGGCCCAGCTCACAGTTCATCGTGAAGGTGCCGCGGCAGCCAGTGGCCTTGTGCAGCACGCCATCGTTGTTGAAGTAGATGGTGGCGGAGCTGAACGCGGTGCTCACCGGGGCGTAGGTCACGCTGGTGGTGGCGACCACGGTCTCGGCCATGCCGCAAGCCTTGAGCAGGGAGCTGTACTTGGGTGCAGTGCCAGCAGTGCCGGAGCCGGCCAGTTCCACCTGGAAGGTGATGCTGACGCGGGTGTTGCCAAGCAGCTGCTCGGAGTTGCCCAGGTAAGGGCGGATCAGGTCGCGGGACACCTGATCGGACTCGATCGGAGTGATGTCGAGGTTGCGCACCAGGATCGCGTCGGTGCCAGCCGGCGTCGAGTCTGTTGCGTAAGTGGATTCAGTCTTCGCCAGAATCAGGCGCTTGCGAGTCAGGAGCGGCATCGCTGGTTACCTCAGGTTGGGGTGCTGCGACCGGCTCAGTCCGCTCGATGAGCTGTCTCTTGCCGGTTTTGGGGTTGAGGAGGTAGGAGCCTCCTTGACCATGGTATTCATCGATTGTGATAGCCATCATCAGGTTCCGAGGTTCACAACAGAGGTTCTGTACTTGACGAGGTAGTCGCACATCACGACGCCTGCGGGCACATCAGCCTCTACAGTCTGGAACTCTACTTGAAACGGCTGAATGTCGATCGCCAGACCCCCGAGGGTCAGGTCAGCCATCAGTTTTGAGTGAAGTGATTCAACAACCGGATCGGCGGCCTGGTCGGGCACGTTGGCGCGGATGACAACTGCCACCCGGACCAGCAAGCTCCAATCAAGCTTTGGCAGACTGGTGTTCTGCTCGCAGCGATCCTTGATGGGCTCGACGATGATTGCCGGAGACTCTTGCCTGGCGAGCGGCTCCACGCGAGACCGATAGATCCGATTACTGACACCGGCGGTGCCGTTCAGCGCGGTACGAATCGCGGCGAGAATCTGTTCGCGCTTGGTCATGACATCAGATTAGCGGCGGAATTGAGCGTAGGCGCGAAGGATGGCGTGAGAAAGCGGGAAGCCTGCCTGTGATCAACAGGTCTCTGCGTTTTCTCGCTTAAACACCATCACGTTGTTGGTGAACCAGCCCATGTGGTAGCCACTCTTGGCATAGGCCACGAGCTGGGCCTCGGTGTCCTCCTCGCGCTGGAGGCCGCAGGCGGTCAGGCGTTCGGCCCAGTAGTCCTTGGGCTGGCAGTTGATGTGGCCCACGCCCCCTTGGCCTGGTTGCGCGGCGCTCCAGATCAACATGCCTCCCGGCTTAATGGCATTGGCGGCGCTGGCGGCTACATCGTCGGCTTGCTCCGCCGGGATGTGTTCGGCCACCTCTAGGCAGATGGCGACCTCAGCGGTGTCGTTTAGGTCGAAGAGGCTCTCTTGGCGGAGGTGGGGCTTGCCTAGTACACGCTCGTCGGTGTCAATGCCGGTAGCAGCGATGCCGTGCTTGCGCATGGCATCAACGTAGATACCGGGGCCGCAACCGATGTCCAACGCCGTCTGCGGCTGGAGCGTGTCTGCGATCCAGGCGGCGAGGCGTTTGGCGAAGGGGCCCTCCTCGCACTCAATCTCGTAGTAGTTGATGCGGTCCACCTCGTACCAGCCCCGGCGGTAGAGGTCGTTGATCTGGCGGAAGATTTTGTCGTAGCGCTGGCCGCAGGCTTCCAGCGACCACTTGCTGCGGGCAATGTCGGCAATGGTGCGGCGGTCAAGATCGCCTACGGCGTCAATGCCGTCGATCCAGTCCTGCAGGGTGTGGCAGCGGTAGCCACTGACGCCCTCAATCACGGTTTCAGTCATGGCGCCGTAGTCCACGGCGACCACCGGGGTGCCGCAGAGCATCGCTTCCACAGCCATGCCGCAGAAGGGTTCGGTGAACACCGTCGGGGCCAGCAACGCCCGCGCATTGCGGAGGAACTCAGAACGCGCTTTGCCCGCAATGGGACCTCGGTACTCGATGTTGGGGTGGGCCCAAGGTGTGGGGTCGCCTTGACCGTGCAGCACGATGGGCCACGGGCTGTGGTCGGCGATGGCCTTGATGGTGTCAATGCCTTTAAGCGGGGTGATGCGCCCCAGAAACGCGAGGTATTGGCCTGGTTCGTAACTGGGTTCCCAATCGTCAAGGTCGTAGTAGTTAGGGACGACCCACTCGTAGTTCTTGCCGTTGCGGCCTTCCTTGCCCTGGTGGTAGTGCATCCAGGCATAGGACTCAAAGATGCGGAAGCTGTCCGGCATCAAGGTGGGGTAGCCGATGCCGGTTTCGACGTGCTGGTGGCCGGGGAACTCGGCCATGAGCTGCTGGTGCGCGTGGCCGAACGGGTGGCAGATGATGTCTTGCGGCTGTAGGCGCTCGCGCAGGGCTGGGATCAGGCGCTGCTCAAAAAGCTGGTGGCCGGCGCTGCCGACCGTGGCGTCGTTGCCGTGGAAGTCGGTTTCGCTGCGGTTGTACAGCGCCCCAAACTCAGCGGCGCTGAGCATCACCACATGCTCGTCAGCCTCAGACTCCGAACCGGCGTTGCTGTATTCGATGACGG